ATATATATATAATATCAAATATATATATAATATCAAATATATATAATATCAATGATTGGAAAAAAACAAGTAATATTAGTATCAACTGGTATTTTTCAAACTTATATAAAAGAAAATATTAATCAATTACTAATATTTGATTTAGATATTCATGTTATTCTCGATAGATCATTTTTTAATGAATTAAATGAATATAATTCTTTAATTAAAATAATTGACACTGCAAGTTTACAAACTGATTTTGATAAAAAATCAAAGTTAAACAAACAATTTAGAAATGGTTTTTGGAACAATGCATCAAAACGCCTTTTTCTAGTATATGAATACATGAAACTGGAAAATCTTACTAATGTACTTCATCTAGAAAACGATGTTTTATTATATGACAATCTAAACTATAATTTTGAAGAAAAAATATATATAACCATGGATTCAAATAATAGATGTATTCCAGGAATTATATATATTCCAAAATATAATTTACTTACAAATTTGATTGAAAATTATCATTTTGCAAAAAACGATATGATTAATTTAGCAAACTTTTACTTAAACAATAAAGATATCGTGAAAACATTTCCTATAATTGATGACAGCATAGATAAATGTATTTATAATGAAAATTTTTATGAATTTAACAGTATTTTTGATGGAGCTGCAATTGGTCAATATTTGGGAGGTATAGACCCAAGAAATAAAAAAGGTGATACAACTGGATTTATAAATGAAACTTGTAAAATTAAATATGATAAATACACTTTTAAATGGTTTAAAAAAAATAAATATTATTTTCCTTATATTGATATCAATGGCAAATTAATACCTATTAATAATCTTCATATACATTGTAAGAAATTGGAAAATTTTAGGATAGAAAATCCTATTGAAAACAAATATATTAAAAAATATAAATTAATATTAAATGATTGAAGAACATAAATACAAAATAGATAATATATCAGATAGTCCTGCATTAATAAATAATAAATTTGAATTTGATTTAATTTTTATGGTATTTGGTTGTGATTCTAAAATAAAATATAGAAATGAAATTTTTAAAATAAAAGAAACTTTTGAAAAAACTATTAATAAATATAAAAACATAAAAATTTTATATTTTTTAGGTAATAAAAATCATGATAGTTTAGAAGGTGAAAATTTTATCCATATAAAAAATTTGAATGATGATTATTTTTCAGCAAGTACCAAACAATGGTTTGGACTAAATTATATTTATAAAAACTTTAATACAAAATTTGTTATGTGTTGTGGTACAGATACATTTCCAAATATACCAAAATTAATAAATTGTTTAAAAAAATTTGATCCAGAAGAAAATTTATATATAGGTGGACATGGAGATTACCGAAAAATTTTAAATAAAAATATATACTTCCATGCCGGTGGTGCTGGTGTTATATTATCAAAAGTATGTTTAAATAAAATTTATCCCAAAATTTCAGATGTTGATAATTTTTTAAAAGAATGGATATCTATATGTAACTTATCTAATGCAAAAAGTTTCATACCAGCATGTGATGTTGCATTAGGTTATTTGATTCAAACATCTGATATAAACTCTTTAATTAAAAAAGAAAAGGGATTTTATCATTGCAATTATAAGGGACGTCCTTGTTGTAGAAATAAATTTCTTTATAAAGATATTATTACATGTCATAACATGTCGTTAAATGATTTTGATAATTTTAATAATATTCTTTTACATAATAATTTTTTTCTTTAAGATATAATATTCTAATTATATATGAATTTCATAACAGGTGAAAAAATACAATTCTCTTGTGATCATTTTATTGGAAATGAAAAGGATTTTAAATATAATCCAAATGTTTCTCAATATAAAAATAGATTTATTTTTCTTGAAAATTATGCAAACATTGATAATAAACAATTAGTATTTTGTTATACTCATGTATTAAAAAATATTACCAATTTGATTAAAACATTAGAACATATACAAAATAAATTCATACTTATATTTCATAATTCTGATGGAAATTTTGATGATGAACATTTAATTTTATTTGAAAAACTCCATTTATTACAATGTATACACACACAAAATATGAATATTACTCATGAAAAAGTATTTCCTTTACCTATTGGTTTAGCAAATACCCAATGGAAACATGGAAATACCACAATACACCAAGAAATTTATAAAATGCATATTGAAAAATCCAAAGAAATATACTTTAATTTCAGCATAAAAACCAATAAAGAAAAACGTCAAAGATGTTATAATGATATTTTAAAAAAAGGAATAATTTGGAATAATAATATGCCCTATAAAAAATATTTAATTGAATTAAAAAAACATAAATACGCAATATGTCCAGAAGGAAACGGTATTGATACTCATCGATTTTGGGAATGTTTATATATGAATACAATACCAATCTGTCTGAAAAATAGCATAACCAAGTATTATAAGAAATATTTTCCTATAATTTTATTAAATGATTGGCAAGAACTTGATGTCAGCAAACTATCATATTCGGCAATTGATCATGAATATTTAGATATGAAATGGATTCTTAAACAAATTCAATTTGATAATAAATAAAATTTTTGTTAATACAAATATATAAATAAAAATTTTATTTATTTGACCAACTAGATAAATCGTTATTATAGACATATATATCGTTGCATTCTAATTCTGTTGATTGATATTTTTTTGATACTAAACGATTTAATTTCACGTCTTGTCCTTTACGATCACCTGGAAAGGACAATTCACCAATCATTGATTTATTTAAAAATACAGCACCATTGTGCTTTATCTTTATTTTATTTGTTAAATCTATTTTTTCTATATCTATTTCTCTTAATATAGCTCCTTTATCATTGGTCCAACCGTGTAATATGTGCGGGCTTTTAGTTTTCATATGAATATTTAATAATATTTCATTTCTTTGTTTATGAACTAAATCGTCACAGTCTTGATATATAATAATATCTGAACTACATAACTTATATGCTATTTCTCTATTTTTCCCTGCATACTGAACTTTACTAAATGTTCTTATTACAGACTTTATGTTGTTATTTTTAATCTTTAAATCCACTTCATTTATAATTTTTTTATTGTCTTCATTATCAATATATTCAGATATTATAATTATAATCTCATTAGGCAAAAGTATTTGTTCCAATATGTAATTTACACATGTTTCAAGATGTTTTATATGTCTTAAAACAACGGGTATGGCATTTGTTATCGAGAGAGTTTCAGAATTAATAGTATCTTCATTTGTAGATTTAGTACTAGACATATATATATATATATATATATATATAATGTATCATTTTGACATTGTTATACCAGTTGGTCCTAACGATAAATCAATTATTAATGAACAAATAATATATACACAAAAAAATATTATTGATTATAGAAATATTTATTTAATTGTATGTGATCCATCAATAACAGTTGAAGGATGCATTATTATTGATGAAAATATTTTCCCATTTAATATAGATACTGTTATCAAACATCACGGAAAATTAAATAGAAATGGATGGTATTTACAGCAATTATTGAAATTATATGCTGGTAAAATCATTCCAAATATTTTAGAAAAGTATTTAGTTATTGATTGTGATACATTTTTTTTAAAACCAACAACTTTTGTAGAAAATAATAAATGCCTGTATAATTATAGCACAGAATATCATCGACAATACTTTAATCATATGAAAAAATTAGATAAAAATTTGACTAAAATTGATAAAAATAAATCAGGTATTTGTCATCATATGATATTTGAAAAAAAGTACATAGATGAACTTATTTCTAATATTGAAAAAAATCATGATGATGTGTTTTATAACATATTTTTAAAAACAGTAGCAGATATAGATAAAAAATATGCTGGTGCTTCAGAATATGAAATCTATTTTAACTATATGTTAAAGTATAATCCTGATAAAATACAAATTAGAAAATTAAGTTGGAAAAACACATGTAAACTAGAAACTAATTGCAATAAGGATTATATATCATATCATTGGTATAATCGATAAAACCGCAAAATTGAAATGTTTTAATAGTAATAATAATTATTACTTATTTATGAATAATACAACAAAAATGACTATCACTGATACTCATACCGATTCAGCATCTATTGAATGGCTCAATAATAACATGCCAAATATAACACGTCTAGACTTTAGTGAATATTCTATGTCAAAATGGGATTATCCTCAACACGTCAAAGAATATATTCAGAAAAATTGGACTAAAATTAATGATATTAATGGTGGAGAATATCAAAAATCCGAAACAATTGCAAAAACCGATACTATTCGCCAAGGACTACATATGGATGAAAATAATAAAAAAGCACTTGATATTTTTCTAACAAAAGGATCAGACGAAGCTGTAAAATATATGATGACTCATCCTGAAACAGGACATTCTATTTCCTACGCCGAAAGCCGGATGTATTACGGATAATACTTTATATTTTTAAAAAATTACACTTTCAAAACTTATTCCTCCATTTGTTTCGTAGCATCATTAATTATTATTTTTGGATAATTTAAATTTCTTAACACTTCTACACCACCTCTTATTTTAGTTATTCCATTTTTCTTTTTATAAGTATATATCATCTTCTTATTTTCATCATAATATGATTCCATATGATAATTTGTTATTGATCTATTCTTTGTTCTTGACAATAACTCACACATATCTAAATAATGTGAAGTAATTATTAATTTCACATTCTTATATTTTGACATATACTGTATATAAGCATATCCTGTTGCACTCGCCTCATAAGGATTAGTACCACTATATAATTCATCAAAAACGCATAGATGTTTCTTTTCTGTATCTTCTTCCACACTATCTATTATATCTTTACATCGCCGCGCCTCTGCTTGAAATAAACTATCTCTACCATTTGTATCTGGTATATTCAAATAACAATGTATCTTATCATATACACATATATCACCACGTTTATAAAACCCGCAACCAATTTGCTGTGATAATATTATATTAAATAAAATAGTTTTTAATAACGTTGTTTTACCAGAAGCATTTACTCCTGTTATGATTTTATTATTATTTATTTTAATTTTATTTAATTTTTTGTCACCTACTATCGCCGGATAGTACATTCCACTTATATTTGAAAAACGATTATTGAATTTTGCTTTAGACATACCATTTTCTAATTTTTTCTGAATATCACAAATATTGTCTAAATAACCATTAAAATCATTCGCATAATATAACATTTCTTTATAGTAATTATCGGTATACAATTTATATATTTGACATCTTATTTTTCCTATTTTTTTAGGTATTAAATATTTTGAACAAGGTAAATCCTCTAAACTAACTATGTAATCGTTTATCTCCCGCATCTTTTCTAATAAGTCACTATTAAAATGTATATAACTAGTATAATCTTTTGATAATCCTATAAATGCTTCCATTCTATAAACTGTTTGTTTTAAATATTCTCTTAATGAATATAACATATCATATCCACTAACTATATTTCTCTTAAATGATAAACACATACTAAAACTTTGATATAATTGAAATATATATGCACATATACTTACAAGACCATATAATATACTATTTGCATTTGACCAATCTATTTCTAACATTTTTCCTATTGGTATTTTTTTCAATAAAGCACATAATAATTTAAAATAGTCTTTAATTGAAATTTTAAATCCTTGTGTCTTAATAATTATAAATGGTAATATTATGATTATTAAAGGCAAACATAACGTTATTAATGGAGATAATACTAAAAAACAACTATACCACAACATAATTGATTCATTTTCATTCATTTTTTCACAGAAATATACATCTTTTATGTAATTATGTTTGTCTTCAAAATCAGTAGTGTCTTCTATAATAGTCAATAATTCATTTATTTTCATTTGATCTACAGAATACATTTTTATATCATACATATTTTTATACAATCCTTGCGAATCCTTTAAAAAATTCACATCTGTTGTATAATACTTACTCCATCTACTTTTCATATTTTGTCCAAAAATACTTTTATTCTCAAATACATAATCATACAAGCATTTATTATTTTTTATATCTTTTTTTAAATTTAACAATTCCAAATCATCCACTATGTCATTACTTAATATCTCTTTCTCATACAAATATTCTATTGGTAACTTAAATGATTTCACCACTAAATTATTTAATGAATTATCTAAATCATATTGTTTATTATCTTCCATTTATTTCTACAAATATCATAAATAATACATTTAAACGATTAAATCAACTTAAATATTTTACACACTAGAATATATGATGAAGTATAGTTTAAATAATATACTTGAAATTAAAAAATCCAATGATATATCTGTTTTTTCAGATTTAATCGACAATGACGTAAAACGCTATTTGTTTATTATTGAATACAAATTTAAAGATAAAAAAGGACATCGATCTAAATATAATAATCCAAAACCTATCAGTTTTAATGATATCCGAATATCCTTAAACAAACTATCAAATAAAACTTTTGATATTCAATTCAAATATATTATTTCTACACTACATATTCTTCCTTATAATGAAAGACCTGAAATATTTAATAACATTTTTATTCATCTCTCACAAAATACTTTTATGATAGAACCTTATTCTAAATTAGCAATCATTCTTATTGAAGTTTTCGATGAATTTAAATCATTATTTTATCTTAAATGTAACGAGTTTTTCACAAATATTAATGATATTAATATTATTATACCTACATCATATGAAGAAATTTGTAATCAAAACAAAAAAAATGATAATATTAAAGCTCAATCACAATTTTTAATTAATACATTAATTTATCTAAATGAATTTGAACTTATTAAAAATTTTTTTAATATACTTCAAACATTCATCAAAGATAATATTTTAAATCCAGAAAATAAAGATAATGTTGAATTTATATCTAATATTTATAAAAATATTATAACAAAATCTATAAACGAGTTATCATATATAATGAATATAATTAAAAATCATATCAAATATATTTTAGATTTAAAATCTGATAAAAATATTAATAGAAAAATTATTTTCCATCATATGGATATTAATGATTTATTAAACAAAAATAGAAAATTAGAATAATTATGAAAATGTATAGATATATATATATAAACTCTTTATAATATATATATATTATGGTAAAATCTATTATTAACACATCATTATCTTATAATGAAACTACTCAAATTAGCACTAATGATATTGGTTTAGAAAATGTTCAATCATATGAAGTTAAATTATTAGATATATCATTATATGTTATATTAGGCTCTATTGATAAAGAATTTTTAGATAAATATAAAGTTATTTTCTCGCCTATATATCTAATTAATCCGTCTAATAATTCTGTTTCTAAACGAATTGGTTTATATGAACTTCATGCAAATTCCTTCTATGAACATATTAATCAATCCGATGAAAATCAATTAGTATTAGATACATTAAAAGATGTAACTCCTATAATTTTTTCATTCGTATCTAAATCATTTCTACAACCATATTCTATTACAAATAAAGAATCTATATCCAATACCTACAAAAAAACAGTAACAAC